TTAAAATGGAAGATTCTCCTTAGCCGCTTTAAGACGATCTGCTTCCGTATATTCATTCATTTCTTCGATGTTCTGGTTGGGCACATTGGGTATCATATCCGTATTGTCGAACTCGATGGTTTTACTCTTGATAAGGTTGATATTCATTTTGTCATAATCGAAGCAATACGCCTGATTAACCCATTCCTGACCGGTTACCTTATCCCTGAATTTTTTCCCCTTAATCTTGCCCTGGTAATATTTTGTTTTTTCGAGATAGAATTGAATGGTTTTTTCACCAAGAGCCACCATATTGCTACGTCGTGAGTATTCGGCATACATCGGAAATAGGCCATCCCACCGCAGAAACAGGCACATCATACCTTTTCCATATTGAGTTACATCTTCATGGCCAATGTAGCGGATCTCACTCACGTCATGCAGAATATAATTCCTTCCCTCCTTAATCCGGTCCTGCTCCAGAAGTGTAGCGAAGATGCTCCAGAAGTTTTTCAGGTCATCGCTACTCTCAATAAATTTCTGCTGCTCGGTGATCACCTTGATGCCAAATTTCAAAACAGTCTCGAAAGTGAACGGGAATTGAAACTTATCTTTCAGAATATAGAAGCTGGTTAGTATAGTGGTCAGATTCTTTTGAAGTCTCACCGAAACATCATGACACTCTGCAGACACCATTTTTTGCACCAGGTTGTTGTTTTCGGCAAATTTCTCAATCACCAGTTCCCTGTATTTCAAAAAATCATCGGTGAGGTGAGCAAATCCATTCTCTTCCATATCCTTTAATTCCTTATACCTGTCAACTTCCTCGTTTGTATAGTCGTTTTTGTAGGCAGTAAGGCAGATGCAGCGCTCCAGCAATGCAACATCAAGTGTTGGCAGGTCCTGACCGCAAACTATAGCCATTTGGTTAATGGGGATATGCTCTGTCTTGGTTCCCTGTTGTGCAAAATTGCCTTGAATCTTCCCTTGCCTGTTGTAGATCGATTTCAGAAATTCAATGAACTTCATATCAATTGAATTCTTGTATTCATCAATCAGACAAAAAGCGTTGTGAAACGATTTCAAAGTTTGTGAAAGACCATAGATCGTTACTTTCGATAAGTTATTGATTGGCTGTTTCTCTCCAAAGAAAGCTAAAAGACTGTCGGCTTGCTGGGTTTTCCCAGTCCCCTTGGGACCAAAGAAATTTATCAATGGCAATTCACCATGTACCAGTTTAAATATGGCATCAGAATAAAAGCAGGTGACCAGGGTGCAAATACCTAGCATGGCATTGTCTCCAAACACATTCACATAACGGCTGCTCCAATCCGCGAAAGTAACATCACAGGTTTTATGCAGAAATTTCTTTTCATTCAGATAGGCAGTTTTATCACCGGCATAAAGGTTGGAGAACGGTTTAATCAGGTAATTCTTTTCGGCAAATGTTATTAGTCCATTACTATCTGTTTTGGTGAATTTCCCGTCCAGCGTAGTCAGGCCGTCTGCCCACGCCCAGAATCCTTCACTTTGCCATCCCAATTGTTCAATTTCGTTTGAATAGGTTGTATTGGAGTATAACCGCTCCTTAATATTATCAAGTTCAACCTGGGTACCTTTAAATACAAAGTTTCCTTTTTCTTCAATCGCGCATTTAAACCGTCTGACATCATTCAAATCTTTGGTATCCAGCGACAGATTAACCTTGAAACCAAATTCATTCGTCATCTCAAACAATTTGAAATGACCGGTTGATGTATTGGAGTGAATGATAGGAACAATCACAAAATTAGAGACTTTCGCAATTTGCCCTGTTTTGGAAATATGATGGATCGAGTTCTTTTCAAAATAATGCTGATACCGGTTAAGGTCGTTGAACTGTTCCTTGTTTAGATTCATCGGATTGTCGCCGGTGATTTCAACCGGTTCATTATCTGCCTCAAAGGCTTTAGCATTCTTTTTCAGGAATGTTCCAAGTATCTTTTTGAAATCGCCAATATTCAATTTTACACCCTTATTTTTGAAAGCTGCCTGGGCATTATTAATCTTGATCATACGTGAACTTTCAGGGAGAAATGAAAGCAATTCTGCAATATGCTCAATTGCTGAACTGGTGAACAAATCATCCGCCGGTGACAACTCCCTGGTTACACTGCTCAGGTACCAGTCTGTGAAATTGATGTATGAAACATCCCTGATTTCACCGGTCTCCTCGTCAATATCAACCTCATTATCTTCCTTCATCCTGACATCAATGCCAAAACTGATCAGTCGTTTCAGATTCTTTACCGTTGACGATTCATCCTTGCTTTTTTTGTCGAAAATGGTACTAACAAGTTCATCAAAGATTGCAGTTTTGGTCAGTTTCTTTAACTTCAATATTTCATTCTTTTGAAGCGGAGCGCAATTCATACCAATGTAATTTCTGTTGTCATTCAGGTGGTAATCAATTACATCGTCGAAATTCGAAAGTATATTGACCTGTTTCTTCTCCTTAATATCGGGAGCAGCTTCCTCAAACGCAAAGAAAACGCCATCCTCCGTTTTTAGCTTCATTTTCTCGCGCAACTGGCGGATGTCCTTAATCAGTTCATTTTCCTTAATACCGAATATCGCCGAACACCTTTGTATATACACCAGCCGAACATTCTTATCATGCACGATACTAATATCATTGGTGATTTCAGTAATGAGTTCACCTTTTTTCGTGGGATCAGTTTCAATCTCTTTTTTAAATTGGTGAGCTTTGAATTCAATAAAATCAATTTCTTCATTGTTGATGTATTGGGTGGCTTCCCCTGGTTCCGATTTCCGGATGAAACTGTCAGGATCTTCCCCTTCAGGTAAAACAATGATTCGAAGATTAACCTGCTCGGTCAGAAGTGGTGAAATGTTTTTGATGGCCGCCTTGATCCCCGGAGCGTCAGCATCCAGTAATAGCACAATATTTTTGGTGAATCGCTTGATCAGCCGAATTTGCTTTACGGTTAGTGCAGTACCACTGGGTGCTAAAGTATTACCATAACCCAACTGATCCATCTGTAATACATCGGTTTGCCCTTCCACGATGTAACACCTGTTCATCCTGGTAATTTGATTTTTGGCATGGTATAAGCCAAACAACAATTCTGATTTTTTAAAATAATCGTCTTCCGGGCTATTCTTATATTTTGGTTGCAGATCCTTCTCCATTGTCCTTCCGGTAAATCCGCAAACTTCACCGGATACGTTTTGAATAGGGAAAGTAATTCTGCCGGTGAAAAACCCATTTACAGACCAACCCAAATTCCATTTTTCAATAGTTGTTTGAGTAATTCCTCTATCGGTTAAATATGCCAAAGCAGTTTCTTGCTTTAATAATGCAGCGTGAAACGAAGCGTTTTGTTTCGATAGTGAAAGAATCGCATTTTCACGCCGTTTATAAGCTGACAACTCTTCAGGAGAAAGTTCCTTTTCAGGGACATCAATATTGTATCGCTTTGCCACTATTTTAAGAGCCTGCAGAAATGAGATGTTCTCAAATTCCTGCACAAAATGGACCGCATCGCCACCCTTGCCACATCCAAAACATTTGTAAATACCTTTTGCCGGCGAAACAACGAAACTACTCGTATTCTCGTCGTGAAACGGGCAATTAGCCTTATAGTTTACCCCAAAGCGCTTAAGTCCGATATAATCCCCGATTATTTTTTCAATTTGAGCTGCATCCTTTATTCGTTGTACAATTTCATTCGCTATCATAACTCGCTTTATATTTTTGTACGGGCAGCCTTATATGGTTACCTGCTTTTTTACGGCCAGCCCACTTTGACTGCCCTTTTCATTTTTCCTTGATTAATATTAGTCTTGCCCATGGATCCTTAAATTCAGGATCGGATAGGAGCAAGGCTTTCCTGAGTAGTTTTGGTTCTACTCCATAAATTCCAAATAAAAACCCACGAGGCGCTTCGTCCCAATCAAACGTCCAGAAGAATTCTGAAACTGTTCCGGTCGTAACCTGGTTTGTATTTGGATTAACACATCGCACCTCCTGGTTTACCGAAAATTCAATTCCCGGCACCGGCTGAATAATATAGAAATATGCCGATCGCGAACGTCCCTGCTTTATAGTGAGAATATTCTTCATAGCCCGGCCTCTGCTAAAAGTCGGTAGATTGCCAACCCATCATTCGCTTCATGCACCTGCTCCAGTGTGATGTTTTTACAAACCTCATACTCGTAGTTGTCAATAGCTTTTGTCAATCCTCTAAGGTCGGATAATGAATTCCTAACAACCCTCAGAAAACTCATAATCAGCATTGCATCGACCGGGTCCAGTTCGACAGGTATTTTGTCAGGATCACTCATTTGAATAATGGATTAATGATTTGTATTCCATAGCTATGCTTCGTTGCAAGCTCCGTGATATGTTTACTATTTCGGACTTTTTCGACCTGTTCAGGTGAAATCTCAATTGTCTTTTCGCACCTGCACAGCTCAATATTTACCACTAAGTCTTTTGTCCGCTTATGCAGATAATGCTTTCGGTAGTAAGTGTTTGCCAGATATATTCTTTGCCCTACAAACGGAAATCCATGCGTTTTTCTGAACCAAAGAATCATCTCTTTGAAAGTGGTAAAGCCATCTTCCAGGGCAACATTTTTAGCAGCTTCATCTGATAAATTTGCTCCATTAATAATGATCTTGTAAACACCGGGTGATTCTTCTTCAATGACCAACTCTTCAGTTTTCCGGCAGGTGACTTTCCCCAATCTTCGGCAATTCTTTGTCCGCTGTCCTGAAAATAAGTATAGTGAATCTCCCTTTTGAAACGGCTTTTTCCGCATTGCACGGATAGTAGTGGTTTTTGGTTTTATGCGCGTTCGCCTTGCGTACTCTTTATCGAGCATTGCCAGGATCCCTGGCATAAACTGTTTTTGGAAATTTAGGGATGGCATAAATTCTGTTTTATAGAACAATTAATGTTTTATCAGCTTTGCCATCATCACCCCGGTCAATCCTCCAAGCATGGCACCGGTCGAATAGATGAACTGTTCTGTTTTAGTTCCGATTGTCACACGCCTTACATTGATTGTCCACAGGTACGAAATCCCAAACCCGCAAACTGCGATTCCCAGCCATGTAGTGCGGCTGATAAAGTAGGTATTTGCAGATACGAGAAATACCTGGGCAAACCCCGTTGTGAATATGATCAGGTGTTTCTTCATTTTCTTTCTGCATATTCAGGAAACGGACGGAATTGTCCGTCACGTTCAATGAAACACTCTTTGTTCATCGTTTGAGCGTGAGTAATATCCCGCTTGGCGTCAAGGTGGTCGTTCCAGTCGTGGCTGATTACAATCCGGTGTGCGTTTCCGATGTCAGTAAAACGGGACTCAAGCATCTTTTTCCAACCGCCTGTTTTGTGTCTCGATAAATCCCAAACTTCTTCTTCCGGATTTAAGATTTTCACTCTTTGCACAATATCTTTATAGGTCGGCGATTCGTAATCACCAACAACAGCTATCTTCATTGAATTAAAATTTAAAGGATTAGTAATAGGATGATGAAAATCATCCCCATGAATACGGGTTTTAAGGCTTCAATCTCTTTTAGTGTCGGCCTTACCAGGTCAAATGATTTCATCCGACGACTGTTCACAAAACATTCACCATTTTGATTCCATGTCGCGATGATTTTGTGTTCCTGCAGCGGATTGATCCACCCTACTACTTTAGTTGGGAAATTCCGTTTGTTGTCATCAAAAAACAGTGATGTGATTTTAAATTCGCACCCACATTTGGTATGACTATTCTCCAACTCTTCAATCGAAAAGCGTGGGTTCATAATTTCCTTAATGATTTGCTTAAATTTCATCTATAAATAAATTGTTTTTAAAGGCCAGAAATCACTTTTATCCAGGCAAAATCGAAGGTAGTTATCGCCTAACATCGATTTGTTACTGTTTTTTCCGTAACAGAATGCCAGAATCGGGTCATTTTTGATTTTTAATACTTGATTCTCTATTTTCGCTTGTAAAAGCGTCCGGTAATTCCTGCAAACTATAGCGCTGCTTTTCAACTTTGCCATGGGCGAGAGATTTCACACTCCCGCCCTTAATGGCCTTTTTGCCCACCGCCAGGGGGTTAAAAAAGATAAGAACTACGGCCTTGCCCCGCCGTGGGGTAATTATTTTATTTGCTTTTATTTCTTTAGGGAAACTCTTTGCACACCAGCAATAAAAGAGCAAATGCAACAACAGTGACGATTAAGTCTGGCCAGGGATCAAGTGCATTCAAAGCTTGTGGTTTTTAAGTTGCCGTCTCAGTTCCTTAAAGTCAAATTCCAGGACGTCTCCAAGCTTGAATTTGTACTCTTCCTTTTCATTACGATCCTGATGAATTAAATCGCCTGATTTGGCATACGCTCGTATAGTATGTGGGTGCACTCCATGAATCTTAGCCACTGTTTCCACATCTACCAGCTTGTCATTAAATTTTGCTCTCAGCTCTGCTCTGGCCTCATTCCGTACTGGTTCGAGTAGCAGTGTCCGCATCTCTTTGGCTGATGCCTTATAAATCACTTCCTGTTCCATCATTTTAATTTTTTAAATTCATTTTTAAATTTTAACCTGACCTGTCATTAAACTACCCCGGTTTTCACTAACGGCCATTACTCATTTTTCCTTTATTCAATCTTCAGTGGTACTTCTGCGATTATTCCCTGAGTCATGCAAACTGCCATCTGTAACATCTTTCGGATGTTGATATCAAGAATGTTTTCCGCATACCAGTTGTAAAGCTCAATCTCATTCTGAATATTAAGCTTCTCATATACATTCTGAAAATGCCTTTGTATCGTACCGGTGGAACGAAACGTGAGTGCGGCAATCTCCTTCCGGCTGAATCCTTGAAGTTTAAGCCGAATTACCTGATCTTCTGTTTTGGTAAGGATTTGTGGCTGCATGGCTGGGGTGTTAAACAGTTACTAATTCGTTGCCGGTCCATGCATCGATCCCGAATGCCCGGAATGTAGTTTCGACTACTGAAATTTCATCTACTTTCTTTTGGTTCCTTGCTTGCAAAGTTCGGTCTCCCCGCATTTTCATATAGAACAGTTGGAAGGAGCCCCACCCACACCTGCGGGTAATTGTCTCTTTTACAATTGAAGCATCTTTTTTTCGTAGGTTTTCAAATGCTTTTCTGAAATTCTCTTTGTGTACCATTTATAGTATTGTTTATAGGTGTAAACTTGTTTACTTTTGAAACATCGGTAACAGGTTGAAAACTCACTATATCCGTTAATCGAAATCTGTCATATTCAAAGAATTGTCCGATTCTTCGTTGGTGAACCAACAGATTCGGCCAGTTATCAGGATTGCAGTCTTTTTCAGCTGTGTCCGTAGTGGAAGTTTTGGCAGATTTTGGGAATGAATGTTTGTGAAAATTCAACATGGTGCATGATGCGTTCAAAACTTTTTTGTTTGTATTTGTTCGCAAATATCAACAAACTATTTGTGAATATACAAACAAATAGAAGTTATTTCTCACAATGCATTTGTGAGAAATTTCAATTAGGTGATAGACTGTAGTATGTGACTGATAAAAAATTTGTTGTAACCGGGTTTGAAGTTGCAATAAAGAAATTACCACTTTATGGAGGATTAATAGGCGTTTGGCACCTTGATACTCTTCATTATAAGATAGGTTGCGAGAGGCTTACTTTACTCAATGAAGATCGAAAATATATCCGCTTTGGATTAAAGCGGAATTTACTTTTTATAATAATTGACCCATTTCAGGGTAAAGCATACAGATTCGAATACACAAACATTAGATGACAGAAAAACAAACAATAAGTGAACGATTGGAGATTTTAATTAGAGAACTTGGACTGAATCCGAATTCGTTTAGTAAGGCACTTGGTTACCCGAACAATAATGTAACAATAGGGAGAATTATCAATGACAAGGAAAAAGCTCCAAGTTATGAAACCCTTCAAAAAATATTGTCATCATTCCCTCAGATTAATCCTTCCTGGCTTCTTACAGGTGAAACTCCAATGTTTAGGGATGGAATAAAAGAAGAATCGCAGACACCATCCAAAGACATAGTTTTAATTCCATTACTTCCTATTTCTGCCCAGGGAGGAAGTCTTAACGATTTTTTTGTATCAGTTAAAAGAGATGACTGTGAGCACATTCTTTCTCCGATTAAAGGAGCTGAATTTGGGATAAACGTGGCAGGTGACAGCATGGCACCTGAATATCCTAACGGTTCTCAGGTATTAATTAAAAAGATAAACGAGAAAGCATTCATAGAGTGGGGCAAGGTATTCGTTCTGGATACCTGCAATGGAACTGTAATTAAGAAAATTGTGCCCTCCGAAACTGAAGGTTGCCTGCGTTGCATTTCAATAAACCCTGATCCGAACTATGTACCCTTCGACATTAGCAAGGAGGATATATTTGGCATTTACAGGGTTTTACTTTGCATGTCAGTCAAATAAGATGGCGTTCTGATAAAAGAATCATCCACTCAGAAAATTTTAGGTGACTAATTATTTTAAATGGCTTTCTTGAAAAATGAATGCAGTGACAACATCTGGGCATTTTCCTCCTGAGTAATTTTGATGTATTTAAGGAATGACTTTTCGGTATGATGTCCGGTAATTTTCATTATTGATATTGAAGGGATACCAGCTTTATACATGTTAGTTGCCCCTGATCGTCTGGCAGTATGAGTGGTGACCCAATCACATTTGTCTTTTACAATATCGGTTCTTTTACCAATTTCAAATTTGGCAAGTACAACAGGTTCGACTATTTCGGCACAACGGCATAGCACCTTAATCTTTTTGTTAATTATCTGGTCACTTATTTTTTCAGTCAGATTAAATCCCTGATCAAGAATTTCCCTTACTACCCAATGAACAGGGATCACAACAGGATAATCATTTTTATCAGTCCGTATCCGGATGATATTATCCTTGATGTTCAATTCCTCGATCCTTGTGAAATCTGACACCCTGAGTGCAGTAAATGCACCAATCAAAAAACGGCCACGGGTAAGCTCAAGCAATTTAACCTCTGCCTTTACCTTTTCCATTTTTATCAATGGGCAATTGCTTGTCACGAGCTCTTCGGTAATATTGAGCCGGTGTATTTTAATGAGTTCATCAACTGTGAGGTAAATATTGTCTACATCGATGTCCAATTTTTTAAAAGAGGATGAATTGTGACTATTGACATCATGAAGTCCCTCTTCTCTGGCTACGTTCATAAATACTTTAATATTCTTAATCAAAGTGCCGAAAAAATTGGGAGAATTCACTTTTCCTGAAGCGAAAACAAATAAATAGAACTGGTTGTAAAACTCATTGTTCATATCAGTGAAGAGTAATTTTTTGCCACTCTGTTCTTCATATGATTCAAGCCACTTTATTGCCGATTGGTACACTATTTTAGTACCAGGTGATTTAGTACAAGTTTCCTTGTGCTTTTTGGCGAAATCGACAAAACTGATGACGGATTCATCTTCCGTTGCCCCGAAAGCGGCCATCTTCAATGCTTCTTTAAACTCTTCCTGTGTGGGAATCTTAAATTTAAAAGCGAATTTGCCCAGAACTGTCCTGGTGTGATTTTCCCAGATATCCAGCCGTAGGTTGATCGATGCACCTTCAGGATATTGACGAACCTCTTTACATCTTGACTTAACAGGATTCCAATGTGTCGAACATATCTTTTCTCCCGTTGAAAATTTAAACCTTTGTCCCTTGTACCTAACGATTGCTTCAATCGTTGTGTTATCTTTGTTCTTGTCTTTAAGGAAAAACATTTTTTTTACAAAGATAATAAAGGGAACGTTACGGGGAACGAATAATTATCAATAACATGTATTTTGGTTATATTTAAATTCGTAACACCATGTATAACAGTGTGATTTATTAAAGAATGCATCTTATGGTAATTTTTGTTCTGGTCCTGAAAGGATCATCCAGGTCTAAGTCTCCATCCTGCCGGCAGTCGGGTTCTTTCATCTTATCTAAGTCATAATCAAGATTGAGCAGGTAGGAGTTATCGTAAGCTGAATACATATGCCTGGTCTCTGATAATGCAGGATAAAACCCGTCCTTCAGCTTCCCTGGGCGAATGCAAAGAATCGATGTTTGAAAAACAAGTGGTGGAAGATCCCGCTTCATCTGCTGGATATACTTCTTACCCAACAGTTCAATATTTTCAATGGATGACCATTCGCGATAATAGACAGCGATACTCCGGAACTGTGCGAGCTTCAGCTGATATTCCCGGATCATTCGAACTGTGTAGGTATTTTGGATTTGTGATTTTAGTCTGAAGATCTCTTTTACCAGGGATTGAATCATATTGATTAACTCCGGATCCATCTTGTCTGCATAGTTAAGAAACCATGAACCTTTCTTGGTCGTTGGCATATCTGAGATAAACAGCATAGAGTTTAGCCAGGGGCAATTTGCCCATGAACCTTTAAATCCTCCATTCGCGGGGAATGTTTCATCTTTCAATTTATCGAAGTTCAAAAACTTTGCTTCATCACCCATCACATATTGAAGCGTGAGAGAGTTTGAGGATCCTGGAATATCCTGAGAAATCAGGTATTGAACTGATCCGTTATACCAGGATATAACATGATCAAAGGAAACCGGTTCCCGGACAGGCTTTTTAAATCCTGCGGTGACCGGTGGTTTTCTTCCGACAAAATAATGGACGTTACGGTAAAACCCCATATCTTCAAGAGCAGTCAATGTTCCCGGGAGTGTCCGGGTAAGAATCTGCTGAAAAGTGGAACCGACAATAGCTCCTGCAGCACGTGGCATATATTGCACATTCCTTAATAGCCAGGGAGCTGCCAAGCCGTGAGTTTTCCCAAACCGGCGACCGGCTACTACAACACTGGTGTGAGCTGCTGTATAACGAAACTCCAGTTGCGGATCCGAAAAATAGATCTTCTTTTTATCAATCGTTTCGCTCATTCTCTAACTCCTCATAGCCAATATCTTCAATGTCAATTTCGCCTTTGTACTTTTCGTACATCTTTCGGATTTCCTCTTCTTTATTGGCAAGCGGTTTCACTTTCAGTACAGTCACGTCATTAGTTGGCTCAATAGGGATCGGAAGAATATCCTCCCAGGGATACTCTATTGCATCATCTTTATCGAGTTTATTGTATTTGCCTAAAACATTAGTTGCTAGAATTACCTCTTTCCATTTCTTTTTTGTCCTGCAGGCTTCAATGGCTTCTTTGAGCGTTTCATTCACCAGGTACCTGACCCACTCTTTTCCGGCATTGCGCACATTACCGAGCAGGATCCTGATATTTGCGATGTCGTAATAGGCCTGAGTTTGGGATATACCGTATTCATTCATTAGGTAATCACGTAGCTTTGTATCTGTGATAGATGGGTTTTCGAGTGATTGAGCATAGGCAGCACGATAACGCTTCAGCTGTTCGCGTTCAACCAGCGTAAGATGCTGCTGTTCATCAAAATCTTTGAACAGCACATCATGAAACTTATCGAGATTCGCCTTCCTACTCATTTTCTTCCTGTTTTTCGATGTAATCCTTTACAAATGCTTCAGCTTGCGGACTCCCTTTTTTAGCAAACTCAACCGTGAGCCGTCTGATCTCGACCATTGTTTTCAGTTTGCCCCGGTGATAGGATTTGGCAAGATCGCTTTTACCATATCTGACTTCACGCCGAAAATCTGAGGGGCTCAATTCGAGCATTAATGATATTTCGTCCACTGTGAAAAACAGTGACGCATACTCTTCAACCTTCTCCAATAATTCTTTATCCATCCCACTTTACACTGTCGTTTTTCATTTGATTATATTGTTCTCTGAAGCAATTGATCACTTCCCTGGAACTGATCACCAGTCCACATTCGTACCGGTGATTATTGGTTGCATTGTTTGATATTACTGCCAGGTACTCTTTTCCGTTTCCTGAAGTGTAAATCGTTTTACTGTGATTATTAGTCAGGTAAAGCTCATCAACATTTTTAGCTGCAAACATTGTCATTCGCGGATTACGGCTGGCAATGGTGAAGTCCAGGTATAATGTCAGGTGATCAATCCGGTGCCGGTTTCGGATGATCCTGCGAACCAGAGCCTCTGAAATAGCAAAAGAGCTGATAACCATTTTATCAGCTCTTCCGCAGTCATCCAACATAAAATCAAATACATCCTGAAATTGAATTTGATTTGATAAGAACGGGGCAATGCCGTTAACCCAATTCAGTTTCGTCGATGACGCCATGTTTGGCCAGTTTAACCAGCGTTTCAAGACTGATATCCGCTTTCTTCGATCTTAGATAAGTTACCCTGGTGCGAAGATCGAGCTTCATCTTTTCGTGCTTTTCACCTTTCAGTACTTCCATCTTAGAGATATTGCGCGAAAGGTAGGTCCGGGCAGCGTTGATCTGTTTGTACTCTTCCTGCTCTCCGGTTGCTGCGACTAAATCAGCCTCCGTTATTTTCCCTGCAGCCCAGTCATCAATGATCTTCCAGTTGCCGGAGATCCCATCATCAAGTGTATCGATGATAGCCCTCTTTTCTGCGCGTTCCTCATCGGTTTTAGCGAGCTTCATCTGTTCGTGAAGCGTGCGCATATTTTTATAACTGGCCGTATTTTCATCATACAGCTTTTTAAGTTCTTCCGGAAGATCATCATACTGAACTTTGCCATCCTTGATGATTCGTACCTTTTGCTCTGTATTGTCAATTAGATTGCCGGCATCGGTAATTCCGTTTACTTTCTCCTCTGAAGATTTAACCATCTTCAATATCGGACCAATCGGCATAACCGGAGCATCCTTCAGTGTGGGACGGTCGCTGATCTTTTGAAGCTCATACGTTAGCTTCAATAAATCGTGTTTCCGTGCCAGGTACAACGCAAGCGCCCGGTTGTGCGAAAATCGGACAAACAATACATAACCGGCTTCAAAATCCTTCGTTTCAGAATCCAGCCAATCTTTTATTTCTTCATGTGGTGTCATAATCACAGTTTTAAAAACAAAACCGGAGCGTTGGCCCCGGCTTTGTTTTATTTGTTAGTGTCTATACAGTGGGGGTAAATACGCCGGTTTCAATATCAAGTGAGCCTTCTGCTGTTACCAATGCACCGATATAATTCGGGAGCGGGGTAGTGGCAGGGGCTGTTACCTCGATGGTAATACCCTTTGCTGATCCGGGTGCATCGCCTGAATCGCCTTTTACAGTTACTTCAAGGTCATAGTTTTCGTCTCCAAGTACGATGTACCGTTTTTCACTTTCGTGAGGAAGGGGCACAATAAAAATGACATTTGAGTTGATAGCAGATTTCGCCAGGCTTTTGGCCTCGTTGCTGATATCAGGAAATTTGAATGTTCCTTTATTGTTGAACATTTTACAATCCTTTTCGCCAATTGGTTCAAAATCTACTTTCCCTTTTCCCTGGGTTGTGTAGAGTCTATTCCACTTTTTACCTACTACAAGTCCAAAGTCACCTGCTAAGGTAACGTTATCAGTAGCAGTTAGCGGAGCGCCAATAATTTTAGGCCAGGTAGTAATGAAGCTCTTGTCAATAAAGTAAACTTCAGTCTTGATGCCAGACGGGTTTATTTTCCCGGCTGGCCATAATAGATTTTCGAAGATCATATTTCAGAGATTAAACTGAGTATTTCATTACTTTCATAAACCTCTTGTCAAGAGTATCGAAACCAACACCATAATAGGCCATCATAAAGAACTGAACCATTTTTGGGTTGTCGCATTCGCGGATTTTAACATCCTCTTTGTCGCTGTCCTGATCGCAACCAACAAGCATATTGCCTGGAAGTGTAAAGATTAACTTATCAGTACCCTCCATATTGTCAAGAGGAACAAAGTTGCATCTCTTGTCAGAGCCAATCAGCGTTTTTTGAGTAAAGTCAGCATTCCATGGAGCATGACCAAACTCAACCTGGAACCAATCTTCATACATTTCAAGTACTGAATATGGAAGATAAAGATTTGGGCGTTGCTTTTTCAGCAAAGGATTTAATCCGCGCCATGCGTCCTTCAATACATCACCAACATTGGTGGAAGTAATGGCAGTAAGCGATACGTCGATATAGTTACCTTTTCCGGTAGCAAGTTCTCCAGCTGTGATTTTGGCAGCCAACTGAGTGGCCCAACCGTTGAACAGATCAGCAGAGGTGGTGCCAACAGCATTACGTACTGCAGTGAAAGAAGCGTCGTAAAGTGCTTCTCCAACTTTCTTTGCCATTTCAAGGGCTACAAGCCTTGCGATTTCGCGCTCAGTAGGTCGCTTGTTGGTCTTTTCGGTGTAGAGCGTCCCAAGGATTGCGTTCGGGTCGAACTCTTTAACCACGTCACCCAGGAATGTTGACCATTCATAAGGAACAATAGTTGTGTTGTCCGTCGCATCTTTGGCGGTGCGGTAAGGCCTGAGCTGAGCATCGGTGTCTAATGTACCACCGACAACTGTGCCCTGAATACCTGTTCTTAGCGTCATGTATTGAAGCATGTCGCTTAATACAGCTACCGGCATGGTAAGAAGCTCCTTCCTAAACTGTTTGCCGGCGTCGATTAATGCTTGATTGATATTTATCATTGCTCAAAAAAAATTAAGATTTCTTTAAATGTTCCTGGCAAGTGCCTAAGCGTTCCCAGAATGAAGTTTCACCGGATGCGCCTTTATCGGTGTCTACAATAACGATTGCAGATCCGGCACCGGCAGCGCCTTCGAGTTCAGCCACGCGGGCTTCGAGTTCCTGAACACGGCCAGTTGCCGTTCCAAGTTCGGTCGTGCGCTCAGCAAGATGGTTTCGCTCTGCCTCTGCACTCTCAAGTGCAGTCTCAACAGCCAGTGCCATCTGTTCAGTGAGCGCGATGGTGCCATCTGCGCTCTCAAACGCTTCGACACCGGCTACTGTAGCAAGTCTTTTATGATTCATATTTAAAATTTTGGGGGTATTTACTGAAGCGGAAGGAGATGAAGCCAGTGAAGCTGCACGCTGAACGGCAAAATCGAGGTTTCCGATTGAATCGACAAACGATCCGATTGCATCCTGGGCAAAATAAACCTTGCCGGTGCAATGAGCATCGGTTATTCCCGGACGGTTGCCCTGGACAGTTGCAATAAATTTTTGTGCCAGCGGACCAAGTACGGTGTTTTTGTACTCCTCGTAATTACCGGCACGAAGATCTTCAAAGGTTTTTGTTTTGTCGGTTGACTGGGGAGCTGTGACGGTATGGAATTTCACACCCTTTGCTTCCCACATTGGCTGGGCATCGGCAAACGACATTAATACACCAATACTGCCAACCTGTGCAGTTGAATTATTTGCTACCACCTCATTACAGCAACTTGCCAGCCAGTAAGCAGCTGAGCAGGCCATGTCTTCAACATATGCAATAATTGGTTTTGAGGTTCCTTTGATGATGTTGGCCAGTTCCTCTGTTCCGGATACTGTTCCACCTGGAGAATCGAGGCACAAAACTATTGCATCAATATCAGGGTTTGAATCGGCGCTCTGGATCCATCTACCTACAGTTGCCATTCCAACTGGTCCGCAACTCTGATCATATTTGGTGAGGCTTCCCTGAATGGGAATAATACGAACAGTTTTGGTGGTACCCGATTTCGGATCGGCGTAAGCTGATGCCGAGGGCTGCATTGGTTCAGATGCTTCAAATGCCATGTTCGGAGTGAACAGGCCGGCAATAAGCGGGCTCATCGTGTCGATGGCCAGGCTGTCGATTGCCCAGGGCTCGGAAAGAATAGATTTTATGAGCTGATAATTCAACATCTGAGTATCATTTTTTACAATGTTACTCTGGTGAATTACCAATTTAAAGGACTTTTAATTTCAGGATATTAACGGATTCCCTTTAAATTTCAATGTAATTACCGCTTCGTAACCGTTAAAGCCACCTGCTTTTCCATCGACGGTCCGGTTATACAATAACAGTGCTCCCCGTTTTGAGGATCCAATTTTGTAAACAGATCCGTTTGCATCGGTTGCCTGGTATATGGCACGTCGCTGTGAGAGTGATAACATCAGCCGGTCTTTTTCAGCATCACATTTAGGAATCCGGAACTGAAGTGCAGCAGTATGAAGTACTCCGGCAAAGGATTTACTTGTTTGCTCTGTCAGACTTGCCGAAAATCCGGTATAGTCAATCGGTGTGAATAGTTCAATATTTGGAAAACGGAATTCTATTTTTATGATTACTGCGCTGTTCATTTTCTATCGGATTTTCGATGATTATTGTTAACAATCTTACAAAAAGTATCGGAACATTTATTTTGTTTATAATATATTATTGGTATTCAAATATTTGACACTCTTTAAGGAGATCATTGAACCGTGTTTCTTCCACTTTACGCCGATATCGGTAGTCGATTTTCTTAATCATGTCGAAATTTGCGGAATTGTTCCGGTCATTCAGGCCCCGGAGAATCGCTTCGATGATTACCTTCTGCTGGTACCCTTTTTCGTATCCTCTGTCAAAGCAGTTTTTAATCCAGTGTCTAAATTCGTATTCAATGCCTTCCGTGATCTTCTGTTCTCCCCATTTGGAAACATGTAAAAAATGATACCGCAACGCAGTTTCATTAATATTATCTAGTGCCAAAATAAAGGTAATTGAATCGGACTCGAAAGGCCGGACCATGGATCTGTCAAAGGCGATCACATTTGAGTGTATCAATTTTGCGATGTCGTGGTTTCGGCGAAGGCGGATCTCTTTCTCATTGGGATCCGAATTAAAAACAAACCGGCAATAGGATTGCAGCAGCGGAGAAAGCGAGATAGTAATTGACGGACGTGTATTCATAGGAGTATAGGGTTTCATGGTTCGTGAAAACCCCGTTGTGGTGGGAACATGCGAAGATATGAAATTTTGCTTAAATAACAATAAAATAATATTTGTAGGGTGTTTTGATATTATGAAAAATTGATACTGAAAAAACATACCCCTATCTTTTTTATCAAAAAATGGCAAAAATTTGTAACCGGCTATCTTTTACCCTTGCAACATTTTGATATACAGCGGTTACAAAGTTACAACTTGTTTTAGGGGTGTTTTGTAACCTATTGAAAAACAGTTGATTCAAAGGGGTGTAAAAACAACGAAATTTGTAACCGGAGCGGAAATAGGGAAAAACCGGAGGTGCTCTCCGGTTACAAATTCAAAAAGTTACAGTTTTTTTTTGAAGTTGTAACCAAGTTGTAACCCTGTAATTATTTGATTCTTCGTATATTATAAATAAAGTTACAGGTTACAAATATATATTGAATATTTGGGGTTTAAGGGGGAAGGGCGACCCACCCAAACCAACTACTTTTATAGTCCAAGTTTGCTACGCTACATAATACGTGCTTGCGCACGCAGTGATCATTCACGCGGTGTACCGGCTATGGCCGGCACGTATTAAAACAGCCTGACCCTTGCGGGATCAGGCTGGCTACATGATCGAATTGAATACTGCTGTGTTCAGGTAAACTTGAATCTTTCGTTATCTTGGACTATCGTGGTAGTGAATGGAAATCCATTCTCAGGGATCTTTTGAATGACTTCTATCAGTCCAGATGATGACGTAAAAATGATGTGCTTTTCGTTGTTGAATGATATCTGCAGATGCAGGCATTTACCCGATCCTCGCTCTTTAAATACCTTTGAGTCCTCGATTTTGAAATGATGCACCACAATTTCACAGTTCAGTATTTTAGACATTTTTATTTTGTCACCATCAAATGCTTTGGTGGCCGACTGGATGTTGAATTGACTAAAGTTATTCATGCAATAATTTTTTTAATAGATTGATGCTGTTACAGTGTGATGCCCATCCCTTATAAGATGCAATGGATTGATCATTTTTATTTTTAGATAGCATCCTGGCAAAACTCTGCTTGATGCTTTTTCTAAGTAGTGTATGGGTGTGCCTGAATATATATCCCACAAAATCAATCCCCCTGGTATCAACTGGAAATATCTGGTAATTATCTTTGATCGTCAGCTTTAGGTTATCAGTCATATAAAATCTGATTTCAGACAGTAATTCATGTAAATAGAGTTTGCTATCAGAAAGAATTACCATGTCGTCAGCGTACCTGAAATAGTATTTAACCCTTTTGGTTTCCTTGATCCAATGATCGAAATACGCCAGGTAAAAATTAGCGAAATACTGGCTTAAATAGTTTCCGATCGGAAGTCCTTCAGTACTGTCAATAATTTCGTCAAGAAGCCATAACAGGTCGTTATCCTTGATCTTTCGGCGCAACATGGCTTTTAGTATCTCATGATCGACATTGGGGTAGAACTTTCGGATATCAAGTTTAAGACAATACTGAGTGCCGGCCATATTTTTAAGCGCTTGTTTGACAGCGTTGGCTGCTGCATGAATACCCTTGCCTTTAATGCAACTGTAAGTATCAGTAGTAAATGCTGATACAAAAATAGGCTCCATGACTGCCATTATCGCGTGATGGGTGATACGATCAGGGTAGTATGGCAGCCGGAAGATTAATCGCTCTTTGGGTTCGTAAATCTTGAAAGTGGTGTACTGAGATGTTTTATACGTTTTATTCTTCATCAATTCATGAAGCTTCAGTATATTTTCAACCTTGTTTGTATCATGCAGGATCACTCCTGGTTGTTTGGCTTTTCCTTTTCTTGCTGTTAAATCAGCTAACTGCAGATTTTCAACACTGCAGATCCTTTCATACAAGTTGTTAATCCTTTTCATGCCTTTGCTTTTAAAGATCGTTTTCACTTTTTCGGTTACCAACGCTCATTTTAAATTGTTGTTTTTTGCCATGTAGGCAGGGTCTACGCTGCAAATATCGCATAGGTGGGAGCTGACATTCGTATTCGTGTTCGTATAGTTGTAATTCGAATTCGAAAAACTGAACCTGGAAGACAAGACCGGCAGCACAACAGCGTACAACCTTTTGTTTATTTATTCGGAGTAAAGTAAATACTCTTGGTATTCAGCTATGAATTGGTCAGCTATGAATTGTGCCTTGTCAGATGAATCTGTGCAAAGGCGGGAGCCGACAGTCGTATACGTGATCGAATAGTTGAAATCCGAATACGAAAAACCGAACCCGGAAGACAAGACCCAATACCATGGATAATACTTATACTGGTTGTTACTCCAGTCCGGAGTCCATCCATCGTTAATTGCCTTAAAAATGATCATCAGTTTGTAACCAGCAATGATTGGCTTGCTGAACTCTTCAGGGATCATCGATGTGTCCGGGAGCTGAGCAGGATCCAGAGATAATTTTGCACAGGCATCATTAAAGGTTTTGATAGTCTTGTAATTAAACTTTACCTTACTTGTTGCTGGTTTTTTCGTTTTTGTAGTCATGATAATTAAAGTATTAGAGTAAAAATGATTTATATATATCAATAAATTGTTTGGCAGCATAATCTGATTTCTCCCGTGATTCAAAGCAAAGGCGGGAGCCGACAGTCGCAAACGCGTACGTATAGTGGTAATCCGAAAACGAAAAACCGAACCCGGAAGACAAGACCTCAAACCATGGGTAGTATTTGTATTGGTCCCTGTTACTCCAGTCCGGGATCCATCCCTCGTTAATGGCCTTAATAATCACTTTCAATTTCTTGTATGCGAATTCATCGGGTGTATCAGCACGATTAAAAACTAATCCAGGATTGATCCCCAACACAGCACATGCATCTTCAAAGGTTTTAATGCTTTCAAAACCTTTTTCCTTGAAGCATTCTTCGCCAAACGCTTCTACTAATTTCAGTTTGAACCAATCTGGTGATTCAACATAAATCCTTTTTGCTTCTTGTTTTTCAATTGTTAATGACATGATTTTTAAATTATTAAATTATTGATTAAAATGGGAGTCCGTTTAACGAATCTCTATTACTTTTCATATACTCATCGTAATAGTAGCCTTGTTTACAAGGTGGAGAGGTGATCTGTTTGTCTCCATCTTCCCATCCTTTGTTTCTCGCGTAATATCCTGACTTACTTTTAAATAATCGTTCTATCCAAGTAGAATCAGTGAAGTACCATGTATTATCCCTCATGTTGCTTCATTGTTAGATCTATGAATTTTTCCTCCTCAATACAATCAACGCAACGACCATCGTCAATAAGAATCTCCATAGATAGGTCGCCACAGCAAGTGCATTTACCTTTTTCAAGGTCAAAATCTGAATAAGTTGTTTCTGTTTTCATAACTCTTTGATTTATTAATTATTGGTTTAAAATGGTAATCCGTTTAATTCCTCTCCTGTTGGGATCGTATCATCATCCTCCATTGCCTGGGCGCTTAGGGTTGATATAAAGAAACATTCGACTGCCTTATCATCGATCTTCTTGATGATGCGCCGGTCTTCGTTGGCATTGGTACCTGTGCAGACGTGGATCGGGTTCAGCGTGTAACCATGGTACTCGCACCACGCTCCCAGGGATGATTTAAATTGGTTCGATTTGTATTTGCTCGACTGTGACGTGCTCAGTGTTGTTTTGAAATTTTCGAATGCAGCTTCACGTTTGAAAAACACATTGAAATAACCTGCGTTGTCCGGACAGACTGCAGGGCGCGGATCCGGAGGGATCACAAAATAATGATTGGCCCAGATAAAGAACTCTTCATCCTTCGATACTCCACGCGTCATCAGCCTGCGTAACTGACGTTTCAATAGATTGTCCATTGGTGGCTGAATCTTAAAAAATCGCATCTGCAGCTGCACGCAATAAGCCATGAAGTTGTAGAACTTGATCCATTCCTCTTCTGTAAAATCATCAAACAGTAACTTGCCAAACTTAAGGAGTGGCGAACGCGATTCCTTGTAGTCGTTGAACTTAGTCTTTTCGTGGTAGTAGTCCGATGCTGCGCCGTTCAGGATACGCGCGATCGTTGAACTGTCGACATTTTGCAATTCAAAATTCGAGCTTACAACCATCTTCCCCGAAGTATCGTAAGCAAGGATCTGTTTCGAGATGTGTTTGCTGTTCACTTCGCGGTTGCCGGTGACCTGTGTATAAAAGAAATTGAAGTCTGCAAACTCATATAAGTCATCCACTTCGATGATGTTGTGAAACTTCGTGAAACCGTCGTAAAGGAATTCCGTTTTGTCGGTGATGTCCTTGCGCCTGGCACCGATGTAGAAGCGTGGCCTGGTATGCGAAAGTGCGGCACAAAGCAACGATTTACCGGAGCGTCCGGATGACTGGCCAATCTGTGAGATCTTCATATCCTGGAGAAAAACAAGCCATGGTTTACCCGGATCTTTGTATTGAGACGTCATATATCCCAATACAAACATCAGGTTGGCCAGCGACAGGTTTTGTTCTTTCTTTTCGGCATCGGTAAGCTTCGAATGATCTTCAATCTCTTTGCGCCAGTGGATGTGTGCAAGGTCGGTCAGGAACTTTGTGAAGATGAAACTATCATCATTGATGGTGACTTCGTAGCGGTCGAGCTCCGGGAAGTTGGCCAGTTCAATATTGCAGTTTTCGCGCTCTTCAGATGTTTTGGCGCCCTTCAGCTTCTCGAGAAGCAAGGCATAGGCCGGCATTGGTTTTACTTCAATGGCCGGCTGTTTGATCAGCGTGATATTCTTCTCAATCACATGGCTGATGATGTCGGTTCCCAGTTCCAGTTTGCCCAGGATAAAATTGGGTACATCCTGGTGTTTGACTTTCTCAATTGAATCCTTTTGAATCTTTAGACTGCCATTCGTAAAATGTAGGTAATCAGTTCGTTTATCGTGATTGATGAAATTGAGCGATGTTAATTCTTTTAACTCCTGCAGGTTATTTTCTGATATCTGGTTACTCGAATTGATTTTATCGAGGATGGCCACACCATCGATCAGGTTTTTGCTCCGGATCCAGTCTTTTGTAAATCGTTTGATGATCTTTTTGATGTTGTCAGGATTGATCAGATCGACAACCTTTCCGTTGATATGGGCATAGCAGTACCCGGCTTTCCGGTGATACGGACTATCAGTCACATAAAAGCCGTGAGATTGAAGGAAATAGTAATAGTTTTCGAGCCCAATATTGTAATTGACAACCTTCTTTCCTTTCACTTCGTCAACCGATCGCTTCCAGAACTTCATCGGAAAACTGCTGGCTTTAATCGTGATAAAATTATTGATGGTGTCCTCCAGATCGGTTCCTGAAATATTGATAAAATCCTTAATGTCTTTGCAGGGATTTCCTCTCCAGTCTTTTTTAAACTTTAGCCATTCCGGGAGCTGAATTGTTACCAGGTCGATATGACGGTGGGCAAACTTCATGGCCATCTCCTTACCGGTTGCATCGAGATCCATCAGCTGGTAATGTCTTTCGCATAATCCGTCAAGTGTTTCCCAAACATCCCGGGGAACTTCTGCAGACTCGCTGTTTAACCAGTACACATTAAATCCAAGGCTGGCCATGTTCAGCGCATCCGATTCTCCACTGCAGCGGATCAGGTCCTTTACCTTTGGTTTCTTCCACTCCGGACCTTTGTATTCATACTCGCCGGTGTCAGGATTTACAAACTCATTATCCATCGACTGAAGCTGTTTAAGGCCGAAAATGTAATTGAGGGGTTTGGTGCCAACATACCCGAACCGGTACTTTTTCTCCAGTTCGTGAGGTTTGTAGATCTTTTTGAAGCCTCCTTCGTCGAGCAGGAAGATGGGGAAGTCATCGGTTGACTTGTAGATGTTGACAATATCCTTTTTGTATCGTTCACTGTAACTGATCATTTCGTATTTAACCAGCGATTTCATATTAAAACGGTCGAGATGACCTATTTCCACATAACGGCCAATGCTTTTAAGATCAATTTCGGAGGGTTTGGGCTTGTATTCAAATTTGTATTCGCCTTTTTTGTCCTCGGGTCCGACTTCTCTCCATGCGTATTCGGCTTTATAGGATGGTCGTTTGAAATCGCTGCCCCCAACTTCGCGCCGAATGATCACTTCCTGGATAAAGCGCAGCGAATCGATGTAGATCAGGTTCTCGGCCCAACCAACATAGCCAATAGCGCTCATTCCCGACATTTCAGACTGATTGCCAAAGTCGGTAATTCGCCAGGTTCCTTTGTAAAGCGATACTTTGGCCGATGCTGTTTTTTCCTCGGATCTGCACTTTACAAAATGCTTTGTGTCTCGAAAATCAACACCAGGGAAATAATGCTGAAAGATGGTCAGACCATGCTCCGTTGCATCAAGGATTTTATCTGCGTCAATATAGATCATAGTTTTTTCAGTAAAACGAAACGTACTTGATTAGTTTGTTCAATCTCAGGATATTTGGCTTTCAGAACGTGCGACAGCTTTGCGGCAGACAGACCATAAGTCAACAGGCTGAATCCGTTCATTCTTGCGAAATCATTCATTTCGAATTCCCAGGTATCCATTATTTGAACCTGTGTTTTATCATGTGTTTTCGGGTCCTGCAGTGTGATCACTTCGCCTTCAGCGTCGAGTGATTTAAACAACCAGGTAGGAGGAACAGCGATCGCAAAATAATCCTGTTTCGGGATGCCGTGGTGTATAAGGTTTTTCATAGGAAGTTTTTATTAAAATAGTTTAAGATTCTGGTAAAATCACATCAAAAGGTATGGCCTCCATGATGACATAAATCGTGAGCTCTTGCCATGCGCATGAACTTCTGATAAATTCTGGTTGTTAATGGCTCCTCTAATATCGTTTCGCAATAGTCGGTTCCTTGTACAGTTGCTTCCCTGATTGCCTGTCTGAAAGTGGTAAGTTCGTCCACAGTTTTCCATGCTGCCCTCTTTTCTGTAATCATATAGTGACATGCGATTTCGAAAAATGGATAATTTTCAGAATGCGTTTCGTAATACAGAACATCCTTTTCATGTTCAACTACCCAAACCTGACCTCTCATATAAATTTTGCAATCAGCAATATTTAATTTGGATTTTCTTCCTGATGAAAGATGTTTCGATTCGAGAAATTCTATTGTTGTTGACAGATCCTCTTCGGGATTGATAATTTTGTATTTCATAATGAGCTATCTGAATAGTGGGTTAATGATCTGAACTCCGTAATTGTGTTTTGTGGCCAGTTCTGCAATATATCGGTCCGCTTTGGCTGCTTCCACATCTTCCTGGTGCACATTGATAGTTTTCTGCGTTGTCTCCAGCTGCAGTGTGAATCCATGATCTTTCACTTTTTTGTTGCAGAAATACTTCCGGTCGTAAGTATTGGCCATGTGGATGCGCTGTCCGTCTTCGAAAGGAAGGCCGTATGCTTTGGCAAACCAATTCACCATTTCGAGACCCGAAGCGAACCCGTCAGCTTGTGCCAGCTTTTGAATCTCATCATTCGATAATTGCACATCATTCACAACGACTTCATAAAAAGCTGCAGCCGATTCCCGGATAGAAATAGTTTCTGTCTTCCTGCAGGCGACTTCTCCCAGCTTCTGACAGTATTTGGTCTTTAGGCCGGAATACAAGTAAAGCTGATCCCCTTTCCGGATGGGGCGTTTCCGCTTTGCCCTGATGGTGGTACACTTTGGTTTTACACCCGTCCGCTTTGCGTAATTTTTGTCGAGCATGGCCAGGATACCCGGTGCAAACTCTTTATTGAAATTAAGTGATGGCATGGTTGTTAAAGTTTTACATTAATTCAAATACATTGAAAATAGTTTTTTCGCTCCACCCTCTTTCGAGTTCGAAGACACATGTTTGAATTCTTACATACTTAAATGTTTTTCGTGGCAGAATTGTAATTGATTTTAATCCAAAGTTTTTAAGGTATCTCATCCTAACATCAGAATCTGAAATTGTAAATAAGGGCATTAGGGCAATAATCTTGTCCGACATCTTCATACATTCGAGAAGGATAAAATAGCCAAGTCTTAAACCTTTAAGATTCAATTCTTCAGGTACACCAAAAGCATATTTTAACGAAAAAGGTGGATTCATAATAATACAATCAAAGCGAGATGGATCCAGTGCAAAGAAATTATCTGGAGCAGTTACAGAGTAATCACATAGAGCGCTTAAAATATTCCCTTCTCCTGGTGTTGGTTCCAAAACTGAAACAACACCTTCCGGAATCAAACTACACATGAATTCTACAACCGGTGTAGGCGTTTGAAATTCTGCCCCTTTTTCAAATTTTGTTAAAGTCATGGTTATTCTTTTGTTAGCAGCTGCAGCTGAAGTTTGGTAATACTGACGATTGTATTCACAGAGTTACAAATCTGCTTTGCCTGGGCAACATAGGTCGGATCCTTTCGTACTTTATCAATGTCTTCGAGTAATGCTTTCGATAAGTTAATGAGCGCTTGTTTGTTTTCGGTATAGATGGCCGGTTCTGCCCTGGGCGAAAACTTTGCCGGGAGTATTACTTCATTAACCTGTTGGTTTACTTTTAATTCATAGTATTCTTCTGTATCAATAATTGCAGGCTTGAAATTCTCAAGCCAAAGACTGATCATCTCTTCGCTTTGCTTACGAAAGATGGTTGGCGTATTGTCTAATTCGACAACGATTTCATACGCACCACGTTTATTTTCGAACGATCGGATAACGGCAATCTGATCGCGGTAGACAAGCTGTTCGCTGCTATCGATTAGTTTCTGAAGTTTAAGTAAGCTCATTGATTGTTCTCCTAATTTTAATTTGATTTCTTTTTAATTCAATTAATTCCGGCATTTCTGCGATCGCTGGTCTCAACTCCCTGTTTTTATGGGCTAAAAGATTTGTTATATACTTATCGTCAAGCGTGTCGCGTCCGGCGTTTTTCTCCAGGTGTTCAGTCCGGTTGATCAATTCCCAGTTATTTGGTTTACAATTCAGCAGATTGTCGGATAAGCATCTTAATACCATGCCGGCAGGAATAGGACCATTTACCTGCTCCCAATTGAAAATCTGCAGAGGCATCCAGTTGGCAAGTGATACCCTGATATACTTTTGACTTTTGGCATTTTCGTAAATCCGAATGCTGATCGCGCCGTCTGACTTGGTATTGTGAGGAACGTGTCCTTTGGGAAAATACGAGTTGCTGCATGTCCTCCTCCTTATTTTTACAACCTGCTTAGAAGTGCGCTTCAATTTCAGCAATTGCAATTTGGCATGTATCGAGTCAGATGTGCGATTAAGCAAAACGCCAATTTCAGCATTCGACAATTCTGTGAAATTGTCCCGGATAATTTTTTCCTCTTCAGAAGTGAATTGAGTCCATTGCGCCAATTTTATTCCATTGCGCACCAATAGTTGATATACCTGGTGACGCTTAAGTTGAGATTGATTGCATGTTGCATTAATGCCGAGAGATTTGAAATTATTTAAAACGAAATCTTTCTGTTGATCGGTGATCTTGAAGCCGGTCCGACTCAATTTCATCCGCTTAACCTTTGTTTTTATTTCTGAGGGTGCCTTTTTCAGAGAGTTGGCACAAAAGTCACCTCCATTTTGAGGATAATTATCTATCAGGAATTTTTCTTCCTGTGGTTTCCACTTGTTGTTCATGGGAATTCGTATCTGGATGTGTCGGGCCATTGTCCGGAGTGGGCTACGAGCTGCTGGATCTCTTCGGTGTTATCTTCATCAAAAATGCGGTAGCCATGGTTCCTTGCATAATAATACTCCCGCATTGCTCCTTCGCTTTCTACCCAATCCCTGAGTTGAATAATGCATGTTGCCTTTTCTTTCAGCACTTTCATGCAGAGCTCCATTGCTTCATCCCAGTTCCATGTTTCGGGGATCCCGATGTTCAGTGGATTTATTACGGTTGAGACTCCCATCTTTTTAAGCTTAGCTTCGACGGCTGCAAACTTTAGCTTACAGGCTTCCGGATCCAGTCCGGTAATTTTGCCGGATATGTACATTTTCAATTCCATCTGTTTAAAAATTAAAATATTGTGTAGATGACACCTGCAAAAAAGATCAACACCGTTAATACCAGGAAGGGTCTGGCTGAATCGATTTCTTTTTGGGTTGGCCGTACCAGGTCGAACGATTCCAGCCTTACACCTTGATTTGTACATTCGCCATGCTGATTCCAGGAAACTTGCATGAGGATGCCTGCAGGTGTTTTGATCGCCCCTAAAATGGTCGTTGGGTAGCCTCTTTTTAGGTCATCATAAAACATGTCGGATGATTCGAACGGGAGGTTGCATTTCAGTTTTGAGTTTTCAACCTCTTCGGTGCTGAAGCGCGGATCAAAGAATTCTCTAATAGTTTTTTTAATGCTCATAACGATAGATGATTAAAATGTTAATAGTTGTTTACGACGAAACCTTTTAGCCACTCTATTCGTATATTTGAAACGTGAATGGCCAACGGCTATTTTGATATTTGATGTTTCTTGAACTGGAACTAAAAATTTGATTGCCCGAGGGCGAGATCTTGCCGGATCTCACCCTTTTTTGGCAGTTGTTTTTCCCACCACAACAGGGGAACTAAAATTGAAAGAACGCCGGCTGCCCGCCGTGGGTAATATTTTGGGTGTCTTTGGGGGACGCAATATTTTTTACTTAGCAGAGCTTATTTTTAAAAGCATAGGTTATTAATTGCCTGTCAGGGTTTCCGCCTGTCAGGTTTAATTTCTGATAGATATGAGTTACATGGTTGTGTGCGGTTGCTTTCGATATAAATAGTCGTTCACCTATCTCTTCTTCTGAGAATCCTTTCACGAAGAGTGCAACAACCTGAAGTTCGCGTGCCGATAGTTTTCCCGAAACTCTGGGAGAACATGTTGTGCGTTTACAGTTATGGCGAATGGGGCATGATACACGTTCGAAAATAAAGTTGCCATCATCGTCAATATCGGGCTGGCCATCCTGCGACGAAAAATTACAGGAAAAGAATTGGTACACCCTTCCGTATTCGCAACAATCGTTTCCAATCAGTTTAGCTAGTTCGGCGTGCTGATCAGGATACATGTCCAGGATCTTCCGGTCATTATTGACTATGAATGACCTTGTCATCTGGTCCATCCGTATTACTTCTCCTGTAGTGAGATCTTCAATCAGGAGCATGTCCTTACCTGCGTTGAAATAAATTTCTTTCATGCTTCTGGGAATAGAAAATCAATAGGTTTTTCAAGTATCTGTGAGATAACCAGCTTTTGCGGATATGTGAATTTATTGTCCTGAAGCCGGTTGTAAAAAGTTTTTTCGCTGATCTCAAGCTGACTGATAATCTCGCGTCTCAACTCATTTGGCTGGTTCTGCAGCCAATTATAATAAGCGGTAAAGCTCATTTCTTCAGATGTTTTATACATTTCCAT